GTTCTGTAAGGGACGGACTCCAGTTTCTTTGTTCGGTTGCATACGAGCAGGCCAACGAATAGGGTCAGCAAAGGCTTTGTGGAAGATAGACTCAATGATTTTAGAATCACTGGCCAGCCGATGTGCCATATTTTTCTGGCATCTGCCAAGATAGTGCATGTTTTCACCGATTTCGAACTCAGAAGGGAGTTCTTCAGGTTTAATGGTGATAAAGGGCTGAATGTAATCCATGCCACCATCTTGGGTCGTGTAAGTACGAGGAGGGGTTTCAATTGGAATTGGGAGGGCTCTGCTCTTAAGGACTGTTTCACGGCAATTTTCCCAGAATTGCTTAGTTGTCACAACGCCAGCGCCATAAAGGTTGTTGGCATTGCCACAGCAATGTAGGCCAAGGAGCTTGCCGCCGACAATAGAGTCATTGTCTGCCATAAGAACAGCGGCGCAGTCTCCACAGAAGCAGGGGAGAGTATAGGTAAGGGCATGACTGTTTCCAATCCGCAAGGACTTGTTAACAGCATAAGTGATTGTGGAATCCCTTGTGCCATCGGAGGCGTAACGGGTGATGTACGCTCCGGTCATCGGGCGCTTATAAAGCCACAATTTGGACAAATCAGCGACTTCATATTGGTGCTCATCTATGAATAGATGGATAATATTGGTAAAGTCTTGAAGTCCTTTGAGGTCTTTAGGAGATATAATGCAAAGGTCATTGAGGGGGTCGTGCCAAGCACAACCTTCTAATTCTTTGGAAGTCCAGGTATAGGTTTTCTCTATGCCTTTGCTTTTATCACGCCAAGTAACAAGTTCTATGAAATCAGTTGGACGGGACATGTAGGCCAACATATGTTTCACTGTAGCGAAAGTAGTGCCAAATATAAATAGAGCTCCGCAGGTCCTTTTCTCAACAACGACGCCAGAGGCATCGGTTAAGTTGAGGCGGAATTCAGCACAGTTTCTTGCCACAGGATTCTCAAGCATCTCAATCATGGCTTCCGTCCGGCCTTGAGGGAC